CACCGTAAATCTTCATTTCATCCCATACCCTTGTATGCATAGGAAGCTTGTCATGTATACCTACTCGTATTTTGACTTTACCATCTTTAATCTTATACGCGAGAGGAAGACCCACTGGCATCTCCTCATGCTTGTATGAATAAACCCCGTATTTCATATAGAAATCCATGGATTCTTTTATCGTGTCAGTGCCTATCTTATCGTTCTGTTTATCGATAATAGGAGACGAAATAAACGTCTCTAAAATTCTGTCGTTATACCACTCAGGTCGGTAAACTTTCCAGTTAGTGTCTTTAGCGTCTGCCACACCCTAAGAATGAATACGTGTATATAAACAAAAATATCTTTCCGGAAACTAATAGCCTTCGCTGTGTCTTCTTTTGGCAATCGTGTAGATTTCATCTTTAATATCGTCTATATGTAGCCATATTGCACTCTGTGCAAAAAATGCTCCCTCTGCAAACGGTTGATTCTTAAAAATTCCTTTGGCCAATACAAATGGCTCTATACCGTAAATGTCAGCATATTGTTTTATTGTCTTAGAGTTCCAATCTGGAAAAGGACTGTAGCCCCCATTGTTTATAAGTTCAGCAGCCCTATGTCGACTTTTAATTGCCAAGTCCCCATCTTCATCAACAACAACATATATAGAACCTTTTAACTTTCCAGTTACATTATTTACTTTTTCATTTAAAAAACGTTGTGCAGTAGCTTCTATCTCCGAAGCCCACGCCCACACTGCCTCTTGAATAATCTCATCCCAATACCAATATTGACTATAGCGGTTTAAACTTTTTCTTATATTCTTCCACTTTTTTTCGTCGAAATCTATCCAGCCAATTGCCATTATTTGTAAGAAGCTACTTCTTCTACCGAAGCATCGCCGTATTTTTCTTTCCACTTACGATTTATTTCTTGTGCAGCTTTCTGTCGCATTAACATTCTACTATTCTTGTTGTACTGTCTCATATACTCACCTTTGTTATTCCAAGCTCTGTCATGCTCACACTCTTCACAAAATCCATTAGACATCAATCTAACTCTACTTTCTCCCGCCATACACTTTTTACAACTCTTCATGGTTTTAACGCTCCTACTTCTGGTTTAGCCTCCTCTGGCATACTAACTTGTGGCTTGTCTGGAAGAACTAAATTTCCATCCTTATCCAACGTAGCCTCTATTCCTACCTTATTTAATACTGTAATTATATTTGCCTTCTGTAACATATTTGCTAACGCTTGTTGCTCGTTCTTTGTATTAATGTCTGCAAACTTTACCTTCCATGTCTGAATTCCCATCAACTTCATCAATGGTCTAAGGAATCCCATCTCCAAACATTGCTGGGTTTCTAAAACAGTTCTGTCAAAAAGAGAAATCTGCTCCCCTTCTGCATTCAACCCACCAACACCGGCTGTGCTTCCTGTTACAATAGGCATCACCCCATAAGCTGCGTTTATGTCGTTGTTAATGCGCTCCATATATGGCAGTGCCATCAACTCATCCATGTTAGGCATAACAGGCACAAACTTCGCCTGTCCGTTTCCTGTACCTTCACCCCTACTACTTATAATTGGAACAAAATTCGGATTACGTCTTGTCTCCTCCGCAATATATTCTCCAAGCCTATTCAATGATTCCTCATCATGACCGGGAATATCCAAGAAACCCTTAGGTGGTCTCTCTAATTTATAAATCTTGTTTTGGAAGTTTTCAATAGCAAGAGCAGTTTCGATTTTCTTAGAAAGACCTATAATTGGCGATTGTCCATACAATCTAGCATTTGCACTGTATTTGTTAAAATGAATTATTTCGTCCC